CCTGCCTCACACGCCCCATCTGTAAAGGCGGTCGGTATCACGGGACAATTAACAGGTTCTCGTGCGGACCTGATTGTGGCAGATGATGTGGAGTCCCTAAATAATAGTGAGACACAGGGCATGAGAGACAAGCTAGGGTCAAGCATGAATTGCAGCGCAAAGCCGCTGCGTCCATAGGATAGCTCACGTTCCACTAGGTCATCCTCATCGAAACGCTTAGGGTCTACAGGTTTACCTTCGAGTGACGGGTCCTCTGTAATTTTATCGAGGATATAAGGGGCTAAGTGAGAACCGTATGCGGCTACTTTGTCGCTTTTGGGATATCTTCCTGTCCATACACGAGGTATGTAACCCCTAGCAGGTAAGACTTTGTATAGAGACATCTCTGTTTGATACGTTCCTAGATACCTTACCTGTCCGTCAGGCTTGAGAATGGAGTCAAACTCCTTCACTAGGTTACCTAACTTGTCCCTCATGCCCTGAGTTTCACTATTATTTAGGGACTCCACGTCATCTGCCACAATCAGGTCCGCACGAGAACCTGTTAGCTGTCCTGTGATTCCGACCGCCTTCACAGAGGGGGCGTGCGCCGCAGGGGCAGGACCAACATCGAAGGCTATCTTGGAATCTCTCTGCTCGGGTCTAGCCTTCAGATGCTCCAATATTGGCATCTCATTGATTAGACGTTGAGTGAAGGTAGAGAAGTCATCCGAGCGAGTCTTCGATGCTGACACCACTAGGATGTTTAGAGATGGGTCTAGTAACAGCCGCCAACAAACGTAGGCAGAGGTTAGGTAAGACTTACCTACACCTCGGTACGCAAGAATGATTTGTCTTCGGGGACCGTCTTGGAGATATTCAGATATATCATACTGTACAGGCGTAGGCTCAGGGAGACCTAAATGCTCCCATGCCATGTATACGAAATTCCTAAAGTCCCTCAGCTCTTTAGGGATTTCCATTACGCTTCTTTAGCTTCTGTGAAGGGAAGAGCCTTAACTAAGTTTAGCATAGGTTTACTCTCTTCCACTACTACAGTCACATCGTTATCCTTCAAGAACTTAACAGCTACAGAGATTTCAGCCGACGTTGCTTCGCCTGAAGCAATGCGGTCTAAAAGCTCGGAGGCTACGTCTACATGAAGTTTTTCTAAAAGGGACTTGATATCGGGGTTACTCATAGTTATAATGTGCGAACTACACCCCTGTAGTATACCATAACTCAATCGAATCTCTATGGGTATTACCCCCGAACAATTCAACAAAAATGTCGAAGACATGAGAGTTGAAATGAAACGTCTAAAATCTGAGGTACGCAAGGCGTATAATAAGTTATCTAAACAGCAGTCTACAGAGGCTTTGATTCAGGAAGCCGTAGACGATGCTCTCGCAGGCGTTAAGCTATACCCTGCCCCGACCCTACGAAAAGAGAAAAAGACCAAGAGAAGCCCTAGGAACGCTCCTGAAGCGTGGCTGTGTCTCTCGGATTGGCAGGTAGGGAAGGTGACAGAGACCTATAACTCCAAGATAGCGGCTAGACGTATCCATCAGCTAACCAATCAGGCGGCTGAACTACTCCGTAAAGAGAAGCCCAAGGTCCTACATATCGTCCTGCAGGGTGATATGGTAGAAGGTGAGGCTATCTTCGCGGGGCAGCCCTTCGAGATTGACGATGACCTATGGACACAATCAGTCAAGTCAGTACCCAAGCTAATTACTCATGTCATTACCAAACTATCCCCTCTCGTCCCTAAAATTAAAGTGGCAGCAGTTCATGGAAACCACGGTCGTTCAGGCTTTAAGGGAGGAGGACATAGCAGAAAGACAAATTGGGATTTGGTATCTTACAATACTGCCAAACTTATGTGTCAGGTTGCGGGGGTTAAGAATATGTCTTGGGACATTTCTGAAACGTGGTACGTTAAACAGAAAGTAGCAGGCAACGGCATCCTATGCGTACACGGAGACCAAGTTGGAGGTGGAAACCCCTTCAACGTGAATGCAATATTCAAGAAAGCTATGGGGTGGGCGCATAATATAGAGGATTGGAAGTTCCTTAGCGTTGGACATCACCACACTCACGCATCAGGAGAACTAAATCGTGATGTATACTTCTTCCTAAGCGGTAGCCCTGAGTCAGGGAACGAGTTTGCTAGAGAAAAATTAGCTCAAGGAGGACTAGCAATGCAGCGAATGTGCTTCTTCGACCGTAAAGGACTAATTTCAGAGCATTTATTGAAGATGAACTAATGGATAAAGAGTCTTTTCCTAATATAACTAAAAAACAAGTCGAGGCACTTGTTGAACTAATCCCAAAAGAATTACCCTCTCTACTAGATACTGACAGAGAGATATGGTATAATGTCGGAAGGCAGTCTGTGGTAGACCTCTTCCTTGAGATATACCGTATTCAGAACGAGTCTATTCTAGATAAATAACTATGTCAGCTTTTTCAACTTATATTAAAGATTTCGGCACAAAGAATGCCGCTACTATCCTTTGGTTTACCTTAGGCTTACTACTTGGGGCGTTTGTACTCTAATGTGTATGGGTAGCGCACCAAAGATGCCTGAGATTCCTGAGGCTCCACCTGCTCCTAAGCCACCTGAACCGCTTGCCCGTAAGGTAGAAAATCCTGAAGCGGCAGGTTCAGATGAGTTTGGAAGACGTAGGCGAGGTAAAGGTTCTCTAGTTATCCCACGCAGGGGATTAAGTATACCTAGCTAATGCCTGAAGTAGACGTAGTAACCGCACAGGTATGGTATGAGAAGCAGCAGGGTAACCGTGCGCCATACTTAGACCGAGCGCGAGAGGCTTCAAAGCTAACCATCCCAACGCTTGTAACAGCAGAGGGAGATGTGTCAAGTCAAAAGCTTAAGACCCCTTATCAGAGCGTAGGCGCGAGGGGTGTTAATAACCTCAGCTCCGCGCTACTGATGAGCTTACTTCCACCTAACGCTCCCTTCTTCCGTCTAGCACTAGATGAGAAAGCGAAGGCAGAGATGGAAGGTGTTGAACAGGTAAAGACTGAAGTAGCCACCGCACTCTCTGAGATGGAACGTAATATCCATAAAGAGATTGAGGGTAATAACTTCCGAGTAGGATTGTTTGAAGCCCTGAAGCACCTGATTGTTTCAGGTAACGTACTACTCCAAATACCTAAGGAAGGACACATGAGAGTGTTCCACTTAGACCGTTTCGTGATTACACGAGACCCGATGGGAAATGTCGAGCGTATCGTAATTAAAGAAGATATAGCTAAAGACCAAGTACCCGAAGATATCAAGTCATCAGAAACACCCTCAGACGTTGATACTGTCAGCCTGTATACCTCCATAACTACCATTGATTCTAAAACTGTTGAAGTGTATCAAGAGATTGGCGGCATCCGTTTGGGGGGTTCTGAAGGCACCTACCCTAAAGATAAGAATCCATTCTTGGCTCTGCGCCTTAACCGCATTGATGGTGAGGATTATGGTCGTGGTTATGTCGAGGAATACTTAGGAGACTTAGAGTCTCTTGAAGGATTGACTCAAGCTATTGTTGAAGGCTCAGCCGCGTCAGCTAAGTTACTATTCTTAGTAGCTCCGAACGGCACAACAAGAAAGTCTCGCATAGCCTCTGCGGCTAACGGTGCTATCATTGACGGCTCGGCAGGTGATGTATCTGTTCTACAGACACAGAAACACGCTGACTTCCGTGTAGCCTTTGAGACTATCAATCAGATTCAAGAACGCTTGAACTACGCATTCATGCTTACTGAAGCAGCTATCCGCAAGGCGGAGAGAGTAACTGCTGAGGAAGTACGTTTAGTGACGCAAGCCATCGAGCGTCAGCTCGGAGGAATCTACTCAGTTCTGTCACAAGAGTTCCAATTACCCCTAGTTAAGATTGTCATGCAACGTATGCAATCTACAGGACGCTTACCTAAGATGCCTAAGAATATGATTCACCCAATGGTGGTGACAGGTATTGAAGCGTTAGGTAGAGGTAACGACTTGAACAAATTAGATAGCTTCATTGCAGGTATCGGACAGAT